ATTGCTTGTGTTTATAGGCTTCTTCATAGAATGCCTTGTTGATTATTTCATACATCTGATCGTCGATCTGTATGATGATCTTAGTGGGATGGAATACCCACGGTAATAGTGCTTCTTTGATGTCGTTAAGCGTGTGTTCGTGACTTGCGTTTTTGATTTTTGTGTCCATGTTTTGCGTTTTGATTTGTGTTTCTTTTGCCTACGGCATGTAAATCTTCCGCTCGGGAATAGTACACCCGAAAAGGGTGTCCATCCGCGGAACCGATTTACGCCTTTCTCCCCCTACCGGGGTGCGGCATAAAGCTGTTTTTAGGTGAATAAAGAGAGTTGAGAGAGTTGCGTTGTAGATGATGGAGCCTTGAGTTGATTGTGTTTCCTGTATGGCAGGATAGGCTTCTGTCTGTAGAACGCGGTGTTTTCTGTGATATCCCTATTAGTGAAATAGGTGTATTCGTTGAACGTAGATTCATAGTGTGCTTGTTGTTTGATTAATTTAAAAGGAGGTGTTGGGGCCGATATCTCGGTTTGACTTGTAGTCATTGTATGAGTATTTAGAGAATTTAGGTTTTGCTGGTGTTTTTAGTCGTTTGGCTGCGCCTTTGGTGAATTTACCACCTATTGCGAGTCCTACGGCCTTGCCTGTTATACCAGCGATATTGTTTACGTTTTGCCATTTGTAAGCCCGTTTTTTAGTAGCTAGGTCGATTAATGCTAGGTCGATTTGGCCATCGATAAGGGCCATTTTTTTGGCTTGCATTTGGTAGGCTTGGGCTTGTGAAGGCCCGCCATAGCGTTTTAAGAGTAGTTCTTGCTGAATTGGTATGTTTTTGTAGGTAGAGCGTGCGCCCTCTGATTGCATCTGGGTAATGTGGAGCTTGTTGGATCTTTCGCGTGTACCGAAAGTTTTGTCCATAGATAGGTTCCATTGTTTTTGTTCTCCGTTTATACGTTTGATTGCTTGGTCTATAAGGGCGGTAGAGGATTGCAAGTCTGTAAGTGAGGTTCTTGCGTTAAGGTTTGATACTGAAGCATCAACCTGTCGTTGATTGTTGTACATGGCTAGCATGTCCATTTTGGGCATTTTGGTTTGGTGTCTGCCTGCTGTTGGTGCTTGCATTTGTGGTGAAGCGGAAGCGTTTCCAGAGGATCCTTGACCGTACATAAGGTTAGGGTTGAGTCCTGCTTCCTTGTATCGTTGCATTTGTGCTTTTGGTGAATTGTAGAGGTTTTGAGCGTGCCACTGTTGCATATTGAGATCGTAGGCGTATTGTTGGAGTTCCTTGTTTGCCTCCGTTTGTCGTTTGAGGTTTCGGCGTTGGAATAAGTTGCCAATTAAACCGGATATTCCGGATTGAGCTGATTGAATTCCTGCCTTTGCTATTGGTCCCATTTTGTTATGTTTTTGAGTGTGTAAAGGTATGTATTTTTTTGGTCCTGTAGATAGCGTGGTTATTGACGCTGTCAATTAGCGTTAATATATCAAGTATTATGTAACGCTTTTTCGAGGCTATTCTTCGAGGCCTTTTTTTAGCTCGGTTTCTTTCGCTTCGCTTTCGAGTTCGAGCAGTTTTCGGGCCTCTTTGAGTGTTGCCTCTTTTTGGGCCTTTTCGGCCCTTGTTGTTTCTATGAAATCCCTCTTATCGAGGGTTTCTTTTGTTTCGCGCCCGAGCCTATCGAGATCTGATAGGTCGAAGTCTGGTGCGCGAGTTGGATCGGGTGAATCTATATCGGGTTCTTCTTCGAAGTCCCCTGTTTTACCGATTGCGGGCATGACGCCGTTTGCGTATTTCTCGAGGAGTTCTTTTATGGAGTAGGCGTCGCCCTGTATTGTTAGTGATCCTTCGGAGAGGTCTTCGCCTCTGTGCTGTTCTGGTTTGAAGTGGAATTTTGAATTGAATTTCATGATTGTTATTGTTTGTGTGGTTGTGATTTGCGTGATTTTTAAAGAAGGGAGGGCCGAAGCCCTCCCTATATGCCGATTACAACTTTGGAGTACCAAAGTAAGGCATAGGCCGCAAAGCACGAACGCGGTTGTATAATTGAATGTATAAGTGGTCGACTGTTTCATCGGTTACTGCAAATATACGATATGTAGGATCCGATTCGATGAAAGACTCATTTAATGCAGGTTGTGAATCGAATTCTCGGCCCATGTGCCAGAATTTGAGTGAGTCCCGGAAGTCGCCTGCTATAGAGGATTGGCGGAATTTATATTCGGAGTACCTACTTTGGTACCCGAAGGTCTGTGTTGCCTGTGCTGATTCTGATCCGCCAGCGGGATTGATTGGTAGTGTTTGGTCTTGGTAGAGTTCGCGGTTGAGAACTTCCTGTTCTCCGAGGTGAGCGAACTCAGGCCAGTAGTAGTCAAATTTTGTAAATTTTGACCACATGCGTTCTACGCCTTGATTATAGGCGGTTCTGGGGATTGTCGACATTATGCCGATGATGAATCCGTGTTCAGTGAAGGAACGGCTGAAGCCGTGGTTATTGCCGATGGCTATTCCGTGGCCGTACATTTCGCCCACTGGTGCATAGTCGACGGGTTCGGTTGCTCCTGCTTCGCCTGTGGTGTTTAGTACTTCGGATATTACAACGGGGTGTTTACCCCCGCCGAGAAACTCGGGGCGTTGTAGCCTTGAGTCTTTTGATTTTACACCGAAGTGTGATAGAATTTGCTCTGTGTAGCGTGCGCCTGCTCTGGCATTTTTTTCAAGCCATTCTTGGAGGCGGGCAGCTTTCCGGAGTTCGTTGATTGATACTGATACTCCTTCTTCTTCGAGAGATTGAATAGATACTGGAACACCGCCAGCGGTGATTCCGTTGACGAAGTCTGATTGTATGTCGCCAGCTTGTGCGACGTCATCAGCACTTACTGCGAAGGAAGGTACTTTGTAGTTGAAGTCGACTGGTATACCGACTTCTCCGCCCCTTTGGCTCCATGGGAGGCATGAGGTAAAGTAATCCTTTTCCCATGCGCGTTTTCTTAGTGTCAGGATTTGGTCTGCGTCTGGGGTTGTGTCGCCTTTTGGAAAGTCGATTTTGGGCGTTAGGTTTTGGTCGCGATAATATTCGTTGTAGATTTCTGTGTAAGCGCGGAAGGGCATTGCGTTGTATCTGGGATAGTTGACCGGTTCTGCTGTTTGGTCTGTTAGGGGTAAACCCATGTAGTCGGCAAGGGATCCTTTGCCGAAGTATTGATACCAGAAGGATGATGGTGATACGGTAGGCGGTACGGTTTCATCTGTCCCGTCTTCGCCTCCGGTGATGAATTTTTCCCAGTTGTCCCATACTATGCGATTGGGGACAAAGAAGTAGTGAGTGTATACGTTGACGCGGTGCATGATTGGGGCGAGCATTGGCGCAAGGCGCATCATTATTTCGGTGTTTACCTTGAATTTGTCGCCCGGTAGTATTTCTTCAACATAGAAGGGTATAAGGTCGCCCATGTTGCAGGATAGTTTTTTCTCGTGCGAGAGGTCGAAGGCATTGCGTTTTGGTCGGAAGACCTGAATTGATTGAAACTTTTTCATAGTTGTTTTGTCTTTGATGATTGTTTGACTTTGTGAATATATGCCTCTCGGCGTGTTTGTTCTACTTCGAAGTAGTAAGGTGTTGATTCAATGAATTTTCTATCGATTTTAAGAGTGTTCTGTATAGTTTCATCTTTGATTTGTTCTCTTTCTGCCTCTGTGAATATTTTGTTTTTGTAATAACGGGGCATTGATTGTTTTGCACCGTATTCGTTAATGACATATGGATAGAGATTGTCAACGTGCCATTTTTTAGCTCTGTGTATATATTGAGATCCGAGTCCGGGTCTGCGGGACATAAGAGCGAATTGTGGTTGTCTTTTTGCTTGTTCATCGTTTTGCGGTTTTGGTTGTATTACGTATTTGGTTGTGTAGTGGATCCTTGCATGATTTAGGATTGATAGTTGTACGAATCCGAGTCCCCAGATAGATTCTATTTCGTTAATTGTGTCTGGGGGGACGTTAAAGAGGATGATGTGATAATGTGGCCTGTCGGTCATAGTACCGTATTCTCCGGCTGCGTAGAAGCGTATAGGAGGCCATTTAAGGACTTTTCGTGCGTGATCGGAGTGGAACCTTAACTTCTTCATGAAAGTTTGAATATGGGCCTTAGAAAGCTCATTGTAGCCTTCTGGCGTGTAAGGTTCGTTTCCTTCTGCGTAAGTTAGGGTGACAAAGTGTCCTGTTTTGGCGTGTCTGTACTCTTCTGATAGACGAAATGTCCAGTCTTGCCGCCTGGTTTGTAGGCATGCTTCGCATTTACCACATGGTGTGATATTGCGCCCCTGACCTTTTGCCAGGGGTGCGAGTGATAGCGGAGCGAGGCATTTAGGCATCTTTAGAGCCTGATTCCTCCACGGGAGATTCTGTAGCCTTTTGTTCTGCGTCCGCGTCGTTTGCTCCTACGGGAGCGTCTGGTTTTGTTTCTTCTTCGCATGATT